ACCCAACTGGTTAATATCTGCTGTTTGAGCATCTTGTATGTCAGCTGCTAATTGTCTTTGTTGACCAAATGCTCTGTTAGCTAAATTTTGTGCTGTGTTAAATCCTTGTTGTCTTAATGTTGCAAGCAACGCGGCTCTATCTAAATTAGATTGTGCTCCTTGCTCTGCAAGTTGAACACCTTCTCTACCACCACCAAGATTACCACTTGCTACAGCTTGTAATCCAATGTCTCTTCTATCTATAGCTGCTTGTTTATCAAAGTCTGCTAATGTTGCATCGATAACATCTTGTTGATATGGAGACATGAAACTTTGGTAACCTGTTGGTCCAGAGTATGCTCCTGCTTGTGTAAGAAAAGGTTGATATGCTCCAACACCCGATGCTGCTAATGAGGCAGCTTGTGTTTGCATCGCATCTTGTGCTGCTACTTGTGGTGCAAATCTAGATGTGTCTAAAGGTATTGATGTTAATCCTGCTAATTGTTTTCCATAATCAACACCAAGGTCTGTTACGTACTGTTGTGGTAAATTTTGTATTTGTTCTACAGCCATTATACTACCTCGCTTAATCTTTCCGAGACTTTAAACATTTCTCTAGCACCACCCATACCTTGTGACTCTCTAGACAATTGTCCTCCATCTTCTAAATGTTTCATTACGTTTTCCATGACTTTAGCTCCTTTGTCAATATCTCCACCACCTGCGTTTCTAACAGCATCTGCCGTAAATACAAACTCATTTACACTTAATCTTGCAGGCACATCGTCAGCTTTTTCTTTAGCTCCAATCTCTACAAAACCACCAGTGTTTCTGTAATCTTTTTCTAAACCACCAAGGTCCATGATCCCACCTTCTGCCATGTTTTTAGTTTTAGAAAACATAGAAGCACTTTCCATGTTTCTTAATTCAATCATTTCTTTTGGTGTAATAGTTCCATCAGCCATTTTATTCATTAAAATAGACATTCTATTTCTTAAATTTGTTCCTTCAGAAAAACCTATTCTTCCACCATTGGCTGCTGTTTGTGCGTATTGAATAGCCATTTCTTCTGGTGTAAATTGTCTAGCTGCAACAGCTGGTAAAAAATTTAAGTTTGCTGCTAATCCTTGTTTTTGATCTAGTAAGTTTGCAGATTTTTTAAGATCAGCTAATTGTAATGCTGTATCATCACTTGGTAAACCAGGTGTATTAGACTCTGTATTTTTAGTAAACAAACCTGCTGTAAGACCACCGACTATTGGTACAATATTTTTACCTATCGTGCTTAAAATCGAACCACCAATTGTTTGCGATTCTGGATCATTAGGGTTAACTTGTTTTCCTAAAAATTCAGTAATACCTTTTCCTACTCTGCTATCTTTTACATAATCTTTAAGATCAACTAATCTATCTACTACAGCTGATCTTCCTGCACCACCAGTTAATAATTGATCACCACCAGCTACAAGTGCAGCTGTAAGTAATGGATTTTCTTTAATTTCATTTGGAATTAAATCATCTACAACTTTGTCTTTTAATTTTTGAAAGAACGATCCAATACCATATTGTTTTCTACCATCTAGACCCATGATACCACCATACGCTGCCATCTGTCTTTTGTCTGGTAGCACTGGTCCAATAGGTTTTGGTTGAAAAGGATTTATAGGATCTTCGTCACTTGGTAATACTGGACCTTTACTCATCATACCTTCTCCAATAACCATTCTTTTAAATTCATCTTTGCTCATCGGTGTAGCATCAGGTCTTTGCTCTAATAAATCATAGATATACTGTTCGTATGCTTCATCAAGAACATCATCCACCATCATAATACCTTTTTTGTCTTTTTGTTTTTTACCATAAGGAATGTCTATATCTAATTGATCTAGATACTCATCAAACTCCATGTCCATAGGTATCTCTCCTATTTTTTTCAGACGTTGAAATTCTGCAAAACTTTCTCCCATTGCATCATCATAACCATATGAGGCCATCATCATTTGCATTTCTTGTGGTGATTTAGGGCCTTCATTACCTTTATATTTGATAGATGGTGCATTGGTCATTAATTCTTCTGAAATTGATATATCTGTTATTGCCATGGTTTTGCCACTTTACTTTGTTTTTCCTATTAAATCAAGAGGCGGCATGATAACTGTCACATCTCTTTGCACGTCTTCTTCTGGAATATTTGCAGCTTTTAATGCTTCTTCAGTCTCATATACCTCCCCTGTCTTTTTATTTTTAATTGTAGTTATTATCTTTTCTGGTGTTAGCTCTATCATTATGTTGTTACCTCTTTCTTAATATTTAAATAGCTGACGCCAAATGTAAAGGCATCTGCACTACCTGCTTTGATTGTTAATGTTGTTCCTCCTGTCACAATAAGTGGTTGGGTTAATAATTCTACTGTAGTATTAGCGCTTAAAGCTGCTGACTTAATAACCACAATACCATTGTTAGTCACTGTTGGACTAGGTGTTCCAGCAGATGAAACTAAAATAGATTTAATTATATATGTTTCACTTACTAAAGGATTGTTTGTTCCAAAAGGATTTTTTTCTGTGTTGTCTGTATTAGCGTTTAACCCTACAAATTTATATTCATTTACTACTGCCATTATTCTAAAAAGAAACTTTTAGCTTCTATCTCCTGTTTTATCTCTTGTTGAAAAGATGTATTTAATTTCTCAATAACTGCATCTAAATCTCTAACTAAAGATTGTGCTACATCTACTTGATATTCATCACTTGCTCTTGTTAATGTTTGTACTATCTTAGCCATTATAAACTTGCAATGCCTCCTCTTCTAAACGGAGTTCCTGGTGTATCATCAGTTCCTCCTCGACTTACTGAGCCACTAATGTTACCACCACCATTATTATTACCACCACCTCCACTATAAGGTCCGTAATTTTTAGTTCTAGCTTTATCTTGCGTAAAACCTTTTGCTTCACTTATTTCATTAAGTGTTTGCGCATATTTAGATTCATTAATAGATTTTCCTTTTTCTAACCTATCTTCAAAATAATCTTTTTTCTTTTCTAATTGTCCTAAATAACTATTTGTTCCAAACATTGATACAACATTTTGACCAGATAGTACTGAGTCCGTGTTGTATTTTAAACCAGTGCTTGTTCTATCGATTAATCCTCGATTAGTAGCAAAGTCTATTTCTTGTCTAAGACCTGGTTTATAATTTCGTGAGTTAGGGTTTAAAGGATTAAAAGCTTGACCTAACATAACAGCACCTCCCAATAAAAGTGCAGGGCCCATTATACCACTACCACTACTCATAACTTTATTCAAACCAAATCTTCCTAAAGTTTGAAGAGGATTAAAACTTACTTGTTTACCAGTAAAAGGCAGCCCAAAAGTATATTTAGGGTTTTGTGTTTGTTTGTCTAAACCTAATATTTTAGCGGCCATCTCAAAACCATATTTAGACACTAATGATGCAAACAAAGCTTCCATTATCTTCTTCCTCCAGCATGTATATCTAATCTAAAAGTTCCTAATTTCCAACTTGTATCGACGGCAGTGTTTTTTATGGTAAGAGCTACAGCTCTTGCTCTTGCACGTGTGTCTACTTTTGTTGTAGATGAAGTAATAGTAAATGGTCCTAGTGATGAGCTGGCTGCGGTATTATTAGGATAATTTCTTAAATCTAATTGCACAACAGTATTTCCTTGTTGAGCGATAAAATCAGGAATAATTCTACTAACTCGCATAATGTTTTCACCATCTCCTCTAAGATCACCTAAACTAGTTTGAGCCCCTCTAACAACTTTTTGTGTAATATCATAATCTCCAGAAGTAATATCAGCAGGAATGGCTGTTGTTACAGCTCCAGCTTCTAATTGATTAACACCTGTTTCGTGTTCAAAGTATATTGTTGTACCATCAGTGTTACCAGTAACATCAAATGAATTATCATCGTCTGCATTATATTTAGTTGCATGCGGTAGACCAAATACAGCAGAATCTTCCCATGTGCTTCTTGCAAAAAGAGTGCTATCGTTTGTAAACCATATTGGTCTTTTCATTGTTGAATCTAGATAACTATAAAATACTGCTCTATTATTTACGTTAGATGTGGATGTTGGATAAAACCAAACTACTTCGCCAAACAAGTTATTAATACCACAATAAATTAATTGATTAGATGTTGTATTTAAATCATCATAAACAAAATCTTCAACCAAACAATCCATAGATTCTAACTTACCAGTGTATCTAAAAAAACCATTATCAGACATCCAATAAGCGGCACCATCAACTTCTACAGCTGCATTCTTACCAATCAATCCACAGTTAGTTCCTACTTGTGCAAAGGCAAAAGTAAAATCTCCACCTACAAAACGCATAGTAAATAATGCGGTATCAGTCCAAACATAGATAGCATCTCTACCAACCACTGCTCCGATGATCCGTGATCCGTCGGCCAGTCTTTGTGTACCGGCTGTATTAATTGCTGTTGGTTCATAATCATTTATATTTTCTTGAGATGAGAATCTAATAAACATATCATCTTGTGTTGTTGTATCTCCAATAGTTCTTTCAGTTCCAAAAAATATTAAGTGTCTGTCAGTCGTAGATACTAACATATCACGTGAAGCTGTTGGCGCACCTGCGATAATTGTTGCTCTAGTTGATGTAGCATTAGCTGCATCACCGTCCCATTCAAATGCAGAACCACCTACGATCAATGCAATAAGTTTAGCTCCTATGTTATCTAAAGACCACAAACCAGGATCTGTTACTTTATCGGTGTTAGCTGCAGGTGATCCCCATCCTGTAAATGAAGATGTATTAGTTACAGTAGAACCATTTAAATGTGCTGATCTAGTAGAACCTCTTACAGCTCTAGTAATTCCAGTTAGTTTAGTTCCAGTAATTCCAGTATAAGATATTTCTTCTCCACCTACTTGAACATAGTTGGTACCAGTCGTTGGAAAACCTGTAACACTGTTTAAAGTTATTTCTGTGGCTGATCCATTGTTACCATTAGTGTCATCAGCTAGTGCTCCATTCAAAGTTGTTGTAGCTGCACCTAAAACTGTTCCACCCCATAATGATATACCCCAACCAAAAGCTCCTAGTTGTTCAGCTGGTCCTACATGGTAGTATTGAAAAAAAGTTATACCTCCAGATAAAGTAGCACCACTTCCTGTTTCATTACTAGGCATTGTAATTGTAATGGTAGAACTTGTTGGTACACTGGTTACCATAAATTTTTTATCAGCAAAATCTGCTGCTACAAAATTAGAATTAGTTATGGTTGTAAATGTAGAGGCATCTCCAAATAATATAATGTCTCCTGCTTGAAATGTAGTTGATCCTGAAAAAGTTATAGTCACCGTAGGTGATCCGTTGGTTGTGCTGAATGCACTAGTAATAGCTGTGCCAGATGGATTAACTAAGGGATGTATATCATAAAACACACCACCAGAATATGCATACAATATTCTATTTGTGCCTATGGCAGCAAATTTAGTTGATGCTGAATTAACAAAATGATGAAGTTTTCTTGCTGCACCAGTTAATTTAGACTCTCCTAATTGATTCCAACCACCTATTTTTTCAGGAGTACCGTACCTAAAACGAACATTTTGCCCATCAGTCCACTGAGACTCAGCTCCTGTAGGCGTAACTTGTTTATTGAATCCGGGTAAAAATCCTAATTTTTGTAACATAATGTATAATCCTTAAAAGGAGACTGTGTGGTATGTGGTGGTGACACAGCCTCCATCTAAAGATTATATCATCGTTTAAACCAAGAAGGAAGACCTAAATGTGGACGCGTGTCGAACATATTATTCTTTGCTCCTGGGGTCTTACGATTGTTATAATGTAGAAAAACTTGTACGCATTCTTTACCTTTAAATTTTTCTCTCCAATGCTCTAGCTCACAACCAGAATAAACTAACATATCTCCTGGTTTTAAATCTACTCTAACACCTTTCATACCCTCTTTTCCAGATGGCTCTAGGTATATTGGCCAGTCATCACCACCAAGATTCATAGTCGTTGATATCTCGCAACTAAATCTATCTTTATGTCGTTTTAATTCATCACCTTTTTTATAGATTCTTGCATAAGTATAAGCAGGATATAGTTTTAATCCTGTTACCTTTTCCATTTCTGGCTGACATTTTAACATTAAAGTTTCCATAGCAATGTTTCCATATTGACAATAAGTGTCTGGAATTTGTTCATCTTTGTTTTCATAATGACCTATGATATTTTCAAATGGTGAGAAGTATCTTTCTTTTTGACAAGTATCATAAACTTGCTTTTGCATACTAAAATAGTTTGCAATAAAAAATGCTAAATCTTGTGATATAGCTTTTCTAATTATTGTATATTTTTTCTTTTTAAAACTCATATATATTCAAACCACCCAGTCATTATCATTTTTTCTTTATCTACAATCTCTCCTTTATGTGTATGCGTAAAATCAGTTGGCCAAATTAATGTCAACCCTTTTTTAGAAGGAGTTGTAATTTTTTGGTATTTAAATTTTGTACCACCATTCTGTATGCTATTCAAGTATGTCATAAAAACTAATATTCTTTTAGAAGATGCTATACCTGCCCTTTCATTATGCCATTTTTTAAAACCACCTTTTCTAGGATATTTTTGAATATTAGCTCTATAAAATTCAAACCTTTGATTTGTATTTAACTCTGGATATTTTTTTATGTATAAATTTAAAACAGTTTGTAAATATTTTAAATACTCAATTATTTCAGTGTCTTGATTATTTTTATAGATTACTAAATCTAATGAATCTTTTATTTTTTTATTTACTACAAAACTAGCATTAGTGCCAACAATAACATTATTTGATTTATTATAATAATTAATTAATTTATCACAAATATTTGAAGGTATAAACCAACCTCCTATAAAACTTTCTTTTGGTAATTTGTATTCTTTCAACTTCATTTATTTTTTTATTAGTTTGTTTATTTCAGGTAAATAAATATAATTTAGTTTACTATTATCAAATAACTCTTTTAAATCTAACATAGTCTCAACTAATACTTCACCCGGTAAATTTAAACTAGTGTTTACTAAAATAGGCACACCAGTTAATTTATAAAATGTTTTTAATAGATTATAAAAATTTAAATTATTTTTCTTACTAACTGTTTGAATTCTGGAGTCATTATTTTTAGACACACCTGCTTTTAAAATATTTTTTTTCTTTATTTTAAACACATACATCATGTGTGGAGATTCATCTATTAACATGTCAAACCATTCTTTGGCTTTTTCTTTTAAAACAGAACAAGCAAAAGGTCTAAACCATTCTCTTTTTTTTATTTGATTTAATTTATTATGGGCTTTTTTATTTATAGGACTCATTAACAACGATCTATTTCCTAGTCCTCTCTGACCTTGTTCACTTCTAGACTGAAATATTGCAACTGGTTCATTAAGTAAAATTTTAGATACTTCTTCTGTTGTTGTGTCTACAATATTATATTGATAAAAAATACTTGTATCTAGTTCTTGTGGTATACCTAAATAAATTTTATCGTTAGTTATTTTATTATTTAAATAAAAATTTGCAGCACCAAGACTTAATCCAAAATCTCCGTTAAACGGATCACAAAATAAATTATTAAATTTTAAAAGTAATTTTGAATTATTAATAACGTTCTGAGCACACCCTCCTGTCAAATGTAAATCACCACTTATATTTTTGTTATCTATAAATTCTGTTAATTCGTTTTCAAAATTATTTTGAATTGTTGCAGGTCTTTTATCGTATAAACTCCAAGCCATAGTTTTCCCGCAGTCATGTCCGGTTCCAAAATGTTTAATAGTAAATTGTTCATATCTTTCACAAATTTTATTTTTTTCAGTAAGTATATGTTTTAAATCTTTATCATAAACATAAAGACTTTCGTTTTCAAAAAAGTCTTCAAATCTAGCTCCTCTCCCGTCACAAACTAAAATATTTTTTATATTCCTGTTCCAAGTTAAAGCACAATATGCATGAAACAAATGATGAAATTTATCACCGTAATATATTATTTCTATGTCTCTAAGTTTTTTACTATTATATTTAATTATATGACCCCATAATTTTAAACAATGATTAGAGTGAGTATGGGAAATTATTATTTTATCTATTTTAAGTTTTTCTATTTCTTGTATTAAATTTTTGTTTGGAAAAGCAAAATATTTAAATCTATTGTATCTATCTATTTGTGTATGAAATTTTATTTTATTATTTTTAATATATGTAACGCATCCATCGTGAGATGCATAAATTGAAAGTATATTCATTTTAAAAATAATTAAAATTTACAGTTAATCTTCTTTTTTGATCTGAACAAGCAGAACTAGAATGTGGTTTATGTGGATCAAAAAATACAACTCTATTAGCTTTTGCTTGTACGTTTTCTTTTTCAAAAAAAGTATCACCATCATTATCATTAATATATAAAAGACATCCTTTATGTGGATAAGGATAATCAGTATGATTTTTATGTTTTCTTTTTTTACCTATATTCATATACATATTTGCTTTAATTCTTATAACTGCCTTACAATCTATCTTTTCCAAAAATTTATTCCATATATGATAGTAATTACTATTTTCATGATTGGCCTGATAAAATAAATGTATAAAATAATAATAATTTTTAGGATCATTTTTATCTGAAATACAATCATTATAAAACCATGGGAAATCAAAACTTGATATAGTGTCTTTGATTTCTTTAAAATATTGTTCGTCTAAAAAATTATCTATTACCTTAAACATCTTTTGCCATTTCTTTTGGAACAGCTTGCATATTCCAATGTATGAATCTAAATGGTTCGGTGCCAGAATCTACACTAAACTCGTGTTCTAAATAACCTGGAAAAATAATTAATAAGCCTGGTGCTGGTTTAAAACGAATAGTATCTAATCCACTAGAGACACTACTTACTTTAGTTTTTAACATTAATTTTGTTGAACGAGCTGCAGTTCTTGGATCATGAAATATTGGGTGAGATGTCTTATCACTACCTTTTAAAAAATAAAAACCGGATACATGTTGATTAGAATGTAAATGCACTGAATGGTGACCCCCACCTTTTTTTGCAAACTCTTGCACCCACATTTGAGAAAACATAGTAGTATAATATCTTAAATCATAACTCATATGATCTAAAAATTCTTTTGATTTAAGTTCAACATAATTTTTAAAATCTAAAAAATTATTATCTTGTAATAAAGTAGTTGAACGATGCGAAATAAAAGCATCGCCATATTTTTTTATATGGTCTTTATTTCTGTCACGAGCTTCTTTTATATATTTGTTTGAGTATTTATTTAAAGAAGTAATAAAATCTATTTTATGTTCTGACCAAATAGGTGTGCTAAAAAAATTATTAATATGCATTATTTAAAAGGATCTCCAATACTCCATACAACTAATGAATATCTAGTTCCGCTTGTAACAGGTTTTACTCTATGCCAAACATGAGACGGAAATACAACAATAGAACCTTTAGGAAGTATTTCTTTTACTTTTACTAAATGTTTTGATTCATCTCTCATATGTGGATCGTAGTTTCTAAAATCAAACTCTAATTCACCACCCCTGTATTCAGAACCGTCTGTTAACTGACAAGTCATAGATAGTTTTCTAATTTTACCATGTTCAGGAGTATCTGGTTTATCATAGGGTTTGTCCCAACTATCACAATGCCAATCATAATATTGATTAAGTTTATATTTTGTAAATTGACAAGCTTCAGACCGGTCCCATTGAAAATTCCAACCAGCATTTTTATTAGCCTCTATTAGATAAGGATGTATTTCTTTATATATCCAAGTATCATTAAGCCATACTAAATCTGAATTCCTCTTACGTCTCATATCTTTTATTTCATCTTTGGAAAGTTCTTTATCTCCATAATCACCGGTTCTAGCCATAGTTTCTGCTTGTGATAAACCATGTTTAATTATGTCATCACAAATTTTAGGTGGTATTGCAGATTTAAAATACCAGTAATGATTAGATATATTCATAAATTATTGTTTGAACTATGTTTAAACTTTCTTTTTGTTTATTTGTAAGAGTGTACATGTTTGTTGAAGGAAACATGATAAATTTATTATTTGTCAAAGGTATATCCCAACTTCTATTTTTTCTTCTATTATCATCAAAATAAATTCTAACATTACAATCTTGAACTTTTACACCATACAGTAATGTAAAATCAGGTGAGTGTCTTAAATCAACTGGATCAACATCTAATAGTGGTTCTGTTTGTTGATTAGGTTTATAGGTATTTCCCCAAGTTTTTTTATTAATAAGTTGAAACCCATGTTCTAAATTTACATGTTCAACTATATAAGTATTCAACATGTCCCAAGTTCGTGAGAATGGAAATTCTGTGTTATTAATTTTAGATTGAAGAATGTCGTTTAATAATTTATCCCGGTCAATATCCCAATCTTTGGGCATTGTTACATCACCATAATATAGAGCTTGCTCTGTTAATACTTTCTTCTGCATACCACCACCATTTTTAATCTATGCCAATTTGTCTGTCAAGTCCCAAGTTTGTGTTGATTCATTCCAACTATATTCCCAAGAATGTGTACCTGCTGTTACCTGTTCAACCTGCTCATCTGTATAAGCTGGACGGCCACCAACAGGTGATACCCAACTTGCTGTTGCAAGATCTAAAGTCCAACTTGGAAAAGGTTTTGGATCAATAAATATTTGATTATCTTCATCCCAAGTATACCCAATACCAGCATAATTTCCTCTAAATGCTTTTGAGTTATCTCCAGATGAATGTGTATTACGTTTTGTATTGTATGAAGTTTTAATCCACATTTCTGCAGGCCAATTATTACATCTTTCTAAATATTCTTGACCTACTCTTTCATCTTCAACACCATCAGCATTTAATAAATGTTTATCCTCTAAAGGTGTTACCGCAATAACTTTTCCGTTCATTCCTATTTTTGCATAATGTGCCATATTTTTATCCTACCTATATTTATACCTAATTACTACTTTTCCAGATCCACCAAAACCACCATCACCTGGTGTAGGCCAACCATTACCACCACCACCGCCGCCAGTATTCATTGCACCAGCAAATCCGCTTTGATCAGAGTTATTATAATCTCCACCTTGACCACCACCGCCCGGTCCTGGGTTTCCACCTGATCCACTTGGAGAATAACCTCCACCGCCGCCACCGCCAGCAAAAGTTTGAGGAGCACCAGTAATTTCTGTTGTTACACCTGTACCACCATTACCACCATTTTGACCTCCGGTATTACCTCCAGCAGCACCTGCTCCACCACCACCTGCTCCAGAAGGGTGACTTGAGCTTCCTCCGCTATTTCCTTGAGGTGGACTAACCGGTGGTGAATTTCCTGATCCACCGCCACCATTTTCTCCGCCGCCTCCGCCGGATCCTCCAGCACTACCCGATCCACCAGATATTCCACCACCGCCACCACCTGCTGATGTAATTCCTAAAGCCACAGAAGGTGTCCCTTTGTATCCTGTTTTAGGAGCTCCTGGACCTGTAGCACCTGCTCCAATTGAAATTGGATATGCTTGTGCTGATACAGTAACACCTGTTGGTGTAGCTAATGGACTTGCTGTGTATGATCCTGAAACTGGAGTAGAGTGTGATTCTCTAAAACCTCCTGCTCCACCGCCACCAGCTTGTGAATTAGGGCCACCATTTCCACCACCTGCAATTACCATATAATCTACTTGAGTAGAACCTGATGGGTTTCCTGCTCTTGTTACATTAAAAATACCAGGTCCATTAAAAGTATGAATTTTAAAATCACCACAAATATGTTCTTCTCCACCTGATGCTTGAATATAACCAGGACCATAAGTTCCTGCGTCTGAGTTAATAGCTTTCCATCCTTGAGTACCATCTATATAAATAAATGTTACTGCTAAATTATTTTCATTTAAATTTCCATCTTGTGCAACTCCATCAATGTTAGAGCTATTTCTTCCAACAGTAACATTGTTATCAACAAAAGTTCCTGCATAATCTTTAATAGCTACAATATTACCTGCACTTGGTGATGAAGGCAGTGTTACTGTGATTGTTCCTGAAGTTGTATTTACAAAATATCCTTCTCCTGCTGCTGCAGTAAAATCTCCTGTTTTAATAGCACCTGTTTGCCAACTTACAGATCCACCACCCATGTCAGTGAAACTTAAAGTACCACTACCATCTGTTTTAAGTACTTGATCTGCTGATCCATCTGCTGCTGGAAACGTCAAAGCATCAATAGTTACTGTTCCAGTGCCTTTTGGCTGTAGTGATATACCAATATTACTATCATCACCAGTTGCAGTAAATGTTGGTTTATTTCCTGTAGCTGCGTTTGCATATGTTAATTCGTTTACTGCTGAACTTGTTGCAGTTAGTTTAAATAATTCAGCACCATTGGTATCTAAAATTGAAGTTCCAATTTTAGGAGATGTTAAAGTTTTATTTGTTAAAGTCTGTGTACCATTAAGAGTTACATCACCACCAGCACCTACAGAAGCTTCAAAAACTCCAGTGTTTGTTGCAACACCATCAAGATAAATAAGTTTGTATCCTTTATCATCTGTAGCAAAAGTAACAGTTGCACCTGAACCAGATGCTGCTTTTAATTGTACTGTGTATGCACCAGAAGTTCCGTTTTCAATAATGTAAAAATTTTCTGTAAGTAATGGAAAAGTTACAATTTGGTTTCCAGTAATAGTACCTGTGAATTTTAATATTTTTTGTTGAGCTGTACCTGTAAGAGCTCCATTATCTATATCTAAAGCTGTAGTTTGTGCACCCCCTGCAATAGATACTTCTAAATAACCACCAGTTAATTGTTCAATAAGTTGTAAATTTGCGTTAGTTTTTGTTCCCCATGTACCGGCATTTTCGCCAGTTGTCATTAGTTCTATACCAAGATCTGAAAATGTTGATGCCATTATTTATTCTCCTAAGTTTTGTATTTATATTGTTTATTTAGTTTTAAGTCAAACATAATTATGCCGGTGTTTTTCGAGTATATCCTGTGCTAGTTTTAGGCACAAGTCTTTGATAATATTTAAGTATTAATTTAGCGTCATTTAAACTAGTAGTAGCTGTTAAACCAAGGCCATCTAAATTTGCAGTAGAAGTTATAGTTTGAGTGACTGAACCTATAGCAGAGGTACTGCTTAGACCAGTTAATCCCATAACATCTGCTGGAGCTAAAGAACCTAAAGTTGTTGTAGCCGATTGACCAGACAAAGTTACAGTTGGATCAGATGAGAAACCTAAAGATCCTAGAGTTGATGTAGCAGATTGACCAGATAAATTTACACCAGTTGCTTCTACAGTAGTAATAGTTCCTAATGTAGTTGTAGCAGACAGACCAGATAACCCAACTGAATGATCGTCTAACGATAATAACCCAAGTGAAGACACCATTTGAGAAAGTGCTGCTAGTGTAAAGGTAGCGTCAGATTTTGTACTTAACGAACCAAGACCTGTTTGTGATTCAAGTCCTGTTAAAGTTAATTGTTGATCAGGAATATCTCCTAAAGTTCCTAAAGATGTTGTAGCAGATAAACCAGTTATATTAAATACTGCGGATTCAACTGAGCCCCATCCATTTTCTCCCCAGTTTAAAGTACCCCAACCAGGTTTTTGTTGCACATCTAAAACTCCAACGCTCGCTGTTGCTGATAGTCCTGTGAGTGTAATGATAGGTGTCTCACCCCATGATTGATAACCCCAAGTATTTCTTCCCCATCCAGTTTCAACTACATTAGAGTCACCCCAATCCATTTGTCCCCAATAAGAACGACCCCAACCATCAGTATTTGCTTCACCACCCATTCCACCGTGATTAGTACAATAATAATATAGGGTTGAAGGAGCACCATTAGCTACTTCAATTTGTGTGTAAGCGCCAGAACTACCAGGAGTTCCGACAGCTGTAACTCCAACAGTGTATTGAGTTCCACCAGCTGCATCAGCCGCCGTAGCAAATCTTAATGGATGTGTGCCATTACTTGAATCTGATTGATCAAATTTATAAGTAAGACCAGCACCGATCATTACGGTGTCTTGTTGGACTCCATCAATAACATATTTATTACCACCACCAGTGCTGACTACCGTAACTGTAAATGTCTTTGCTATCGACATAAGGACGTTCTCCTTATGCTATCTGAATGATTGCATTACCTGCTGTTTGAGCTGGGAATTGAATTGTAAAAGTTCCGCTTGTTACAGTTTTGTCTGCACCAAAGTTAATAGCACAAACTGCTTTGTTTGAAGCGCTTGAATTATAAATTAAACATCCTCTTGCAGTAAAAGAAGCTGATGAACCCCAACTCGTATCTGAGAACTTACAACAAGCAGTGTCACCTGATAAAACTGGTGTAGTGTTTGTTAAACTATTTCCACCTGTTGTATATCCAGATGAAGTTGAAGTTACTTCATAAGTGTTTGTTGGATCAGCTGTACCATCTGATGGTGCAGTATAAGCTGTTGTTGATTTACTTAAAGTTGCTGAGTCACTTGAATATAAAGCTATTTTAAATGTGTTTCCTGAAGAGTTTGTAAAATTATGTGTTCCAACCAAAATCTCTTGTTTAAAACTATTACATATTGCCGATGTTATTGTCATAAATTAATCTCCTAATTACTGAGGCGCTGACTCGATTGGAATTCTTATTGTACCATCCGTGTAATCGTCTCTTCTTCTTCTTCCAATTTGCATCGCTGCAAATTTAGTTAGTTCAGTTTTATACTTACTCTCGTATAATGTCAACATATCAGTTGGACCTTTTAAAAAAGAATATGCTTCTACTAAACAGGCATATAAGAGCCCTTGTGGAAAGTAATTACTTACATAAGTTCCACTTGTATTAGTCTCTAAACCTGTTGGCATAGCATTGTAATATACAATATACTTATAATTTTTATCTGGTGTGGGAGCCACATAAATTGCTCCTGACGTAGCTGTGCTAGTTCCAGTGGTAGCACCACCAAACATAGCATAATATTTAGGAAGTCCTGTTGTATCTTGACCTGCTGAACCACCTTTTGTTCCTGTCAACTCTCCTATATATTCAGATATAAAAGTTTGATCACGTTTTTGTAACCAAACTCCTTCACCTGTAGTAGCAGTTGTTGAATCAAATACTTGTATACCTCTTACAAACAAAGTGCCTGTAGGCATTGTTATTGTATTAAAATCTGTTGCAAATTGAGCTTCTGCTTGAATTCTATCAGAATCCATAGGACAATCTAAATTAATTCTGTGTTCTGCATTACGAAGAAATCCATTAATAACAGCGGCAGTAAATACGTTAGAATCTACTTCTGTATAATTTCTAATATCTGTTGTTAAATCTGAATAACTATATGCCATAATTAAGCTCTATCATTTACGGGTCCAATTGTACACTGAAAACCGCCTCCTGTTTCGGTGCTTGTAGCATTAGATACTAAAGGCACAGTTATAGAATTATATAAAGTTCTTGTAGCAGGTTGAGCTCCTGTAGTTTCTGTTGTTGCGATTGCTGTTGCTAAATAAGAACCAAATACTTTTGCTCCATTCGCATGAGATCCCGCTGTTGTATTAGCTGGCGTAATTCCTCTAAAAGGTGCAGCTGTTCCACGTGTACAACCTGTTAAATTATTTCCAGCTTTTCCTGCATATTGAATAGTTTCATTTTCAAATGCACCACTTGTAGCATTTATTTTTTCAATAACTATAAATCCTGATGTTGGAAAAGCAGTAGCATCATCTAAAACAATTGTATCAACAGTATCATTAATTGCACCGTTTAATGTTGCAGATAATTCTAAAGTTGCAATAGCAACACCACCTACTGTCGATTTAACTGCTTGAAATCTTACGTGTGTTGTTCCATAATTTATTTGATTAGATGGATACGAAACACTTAAAGTTGGAGATCCAGCTGTTGTAGTAAATGGATTGTCGGGTAAAATATCTTGCACTGGAAACTCAACTCTGGCAGGTCTAGCATTTTTTAAACCTTGTGGATCTGCTCCAATTGGATGTGGTTCTAATTGTGGTTGTTTTGGTTCAAATTCTGAAATATGTACTATCGCTCCAGTCCATTCTTTTACCATTTCTCTGTATGGAAAAGCTGCACCAGATCTATCTGATATTGCTAATGCTCTGCTTCCTTTTGCAAATCTTGCCATTATACATTTGGATAATAGGTTTTCGGTGTAATAAACGTACTCGCCGCTGATCCATCCTCCGATAGTGCTCTTGCTAATTCATCTTCATATAGCAATTTCATTTCTTGTGTTCTTTGTGGTGCAAACTTCATAGATAAATAATATGCAAGTCCTGAAACCATACAAGGCACAAATCTAAAAGGTGTGTCACTTGCATTAGTATAAGCTCCTGCATCTTGAATTCTTCTAACATAATAAACGTTTATAAAGTTAGATGCAGCTGTTGCATTTGGTAATGGATAAAGTGTTATTGTAACTTTATCTATAAATCTTTGTACCCAAAACTGTGACGGTGTTCCAAGAGATACTTTATTTGCAGTTGCAGAATAAGCATCTCGTGCAACTTTTGTTAAACCAATATCTGATTGAGAAGTTGTGTTATAGTTTTGTCTATATGTAACATTTAAAATATCTGATACACCAAATACATTTGCAGTTGGAACTGTGGTAGCTTGTGGTGGTTCATTACCTCCAGGTATATCACTTGCATTTCTATAAAAAGTATATACGCCAGAACCTTCAGCAGTAGCATCAATATTAGTTGATGAACCTACAACTAAATTAACATTTGTATTTCCTACTTCCCAAAAATGAATTCCTCTGTTGCCCCACTCTTGAAAAAGAATATTTAAAGATCTTCTAGCAGTTTTAATTTGATAACCGGCTGTACCTACTAAACCTAAACGCTCGTATGCGTCTGCAATAATTTCATCAATTGACAGGTCCTGATCAAAACTATAGGCCTGTGAAGTAGTATTAGCCATTGCTACCTACCCGTCAAAATATACTGTTAAACTTACGAAACTGTTAGTTGGTAGATTTACAGATAAACCTTCATCAGCCAGTATTCCTCCATGTGCTGAAGCTGGATTAATTAA